ACAGGAAAAGGATTTGAAGTAAGTTGAGTTGGATATAAGATGTGTTTTATACCTGATGAATCTACAGAAGATATTTTAGTATAGTTAACATAATCTTGTGGTAGTACCATTTGTAAAGAAGCTGGCACAACAATTTCTTGAGCTTTTATAGATTTAAAAGTATCAAAAGATAACTCTTGCATAGCTCGTTGAGCAAAAAAAGCAATATCTGCTCTTTTAATTTTAGATATTATTTTGTCTTCACCTACATATGCTATTTCAAATTGACTTATAATATTATCTAAAGAAATAAATTGATAATTTCCAAAATTATTTTCTTGATAATAATCTTGTTGCGTAGTATTGTCTAGTAATCCCATTTATTTATTGTTTTTCTTGTTGAACTTTTTGATTTTCTAAAGCCTGTGTTGTTTGGATTATTTCGCCTTTATTTAAAGTAATTCCAGCTAGTTTTAAAATTTTATAAACTAGTTCTGTTTCTTCAGATACGTGTAATTCAAAATTAGTTGAGTAATCAGCATTGTACAAAGCTTTATCATTTAAAATTACGTAACCCCAATTTGGTTTTGTAGGTTTTTTTATGTAGCTAATTCTAATATCATCTGAAGTTACACCACTAGAACTTGTGTATGTATTTTGTGGTGGGAAAGGATGTATTTTAATTCTATCGTAATTATTAAAATAATGTATATATGTAGGTCTGTTTGTACTTCGTCTTGTTAAAGGACTGTTTTCATATTTTCTAAATTCTTTAGTTGTCATTTCTTCTGCAACATGATAACCAGTGCCATCATTATAATTAACACGAACTTCTATTAACTTGTAAAGATCTGGAAAATTAGTTTCTAAATTTATATCTCCAAAATCATTTGCAAGATCAGTGTTTGGATTTACAGCCCAAAATTCAAAAGCACTAATTTTTCCTTCTAATATATCACGCATGTCAGAGTGAATAGTTTGGTTTCCTGCCACTCTATTAAATTGATTTAAATCATAAAAATACTGCTCAAATATTTCTTTTTGTGCATGATCAGCATATAAATTAAATTCTTGAGGCGTTATATATCCTCTTTGCTCTTTGTTAGCTAAAGCTAAAACTTTTTGATATACTGTATCTATATTTATCATAGTTTATTTTTAATTTGTAGTTTACGATCGCCCCGTAGGGCGACCGCTCTACAGTTAGATTAATTTAATCTTTTTTCAATATTAGAGTAAATCTCCATACCTTCATCAGTTTTAAACCAAGCGGCTAAAGCTGAATAAGGGTGTTCATCAAAAGGAACATTCATTAGTTTTCTATTATTAGATCCCCATGAAAAAGTTCTTTGATCAGAAGATAATTTTAATATACCTAGTTCAGTAGCTTTGATACCAAAGTTTCTAAGAACAACATTTTCATCATTTACTAATTCTAAGAACAGTTGAGGATTTCTTTTAGCATATAATAGTAAATCTCTTTTAAGCTCCTTAGAACTCATCTCTGATACCTTAGAACCTATTTCAACTCGCATAATAGCTTCAGCCATATCAATATCAATATTTTGAGCAGCGTTTAAAGCTTCTATTTCTATTTCTAACCAAGCTATTTCATTCATTGCTGCTGCAACTGGTTTTTCTTCGTAAAATATTACGTTTCTATCAGGATGATATAATGAAAGTAGTTTTTGTAAAACTGTTTTTTCTTTTTCAATCATTAATATACCGTTTCTAAAAACAATATGTTCTAATCTTTGATCACCTTTCATTTCATCAACAAAAACAGTTCTTTGGTTTGAACAATATTTAAGTTCTCTTTCATAACCTTTTTCTTCGTCAAACCAATGTATATTTGCAGACCTAACAGATCTTGATAAAGGTTTTTTATTACCTTTTAATCTATATATTCTGTTTTTTATTTCCCAACCATCTTCTGCTTTTTTATAAGTTGGTTCTACTCTTTTTGGTTTTTCAACAACCACTGTATCAAAGTTTTCTTCAATCTCTGGTTGTTCTATAATTTGCGTAACTTCTTCAGTTACTGTTTCTTTTTTTGTTTGTTTTTTCTTTGCCATAATATAATATATAATAAAATTAATAAAAATAAAAGTACCGAGGCCGAAGCCCCGGTCTTTTAAAATAGTTTACTTCATTAACATAAAGTTGTTAGCACCTTGAGTAACTAAACATCTTTCTGATAAGTAATGTATTTGCATTGCATCAAGCGCAGATGTAGCAGCACCAACAGAACCAGTAACCCAAGTTTTCATTCTTCGGTCATCAGTTTGTGAAGCTCTATATCTAACGTGTAAGAAAGGACGTTTCATGTTTCTTCCTAAAGCTTGATCGTAAACAGAAGATACACCAGCTGGTATAATAACACCTCTAATAGCAGCAGATGTTCCAACACGGTTTATCTCACCTCTTGTAGCTTTGTCATTTAAGTATCTAAAGTCAGACTTATAGAAGTCATAAGAACCTCTTCTAAATCCAGAGAAACCTAAATTTAACGCCATGTCTTCAGAGTTGTCAAATACTCCATAAGAAGTACCACCAGCTCCGTAAGAGTTCATTGAAGCTAACATGTCATCAATAGCTAAACTAGTAGTTCTATTTACAAACATCATGTTTTCTTCAATAGCACCTTGCTTATCAAATTCTGCTAAAATAGCATCAAACTCAGCTAAATCAGTAGCCGCGTTAACACCAGCAATACCAGAAGTAACGTTACCTCTAGACTCAATAGCAGCAAATAAACCTTCAGTACCAGATCCACCAGCACCAGAATCAGCACTACCTCTAATTTGCTTGTCAGCAAAACCAATAACAGAAGCATCAACTGTTTTCTCAGCTTCTAACATTGACATTTCTAAGTAATCAGTAAAACGTGCTCTAGTATCACCTTCAGCTTTTAAGTACCATAAGTAACCGTTTTGTCCTTCTTCACCAGAAACTTCAACCCAACCAATTGCAGACGCATCAGATCCAGAGATCTCATAGTAATCCTTCATTATGATTGGCTTGTTAGTGAAAGATTTAAACGTAGGCTCTAAAGCTGTTCTTCTATCAGCATTGTGTGTACCAGTAATATCAGAGTAAGACTGTCCTTTACCGTACTCAGAACCTATAACTAATAAAACAGATCCACTAGCAGTTGTAGCATGACCAGTTAAATCAGCTTTGTCATAAGGCTCAACTGATATAACAGCAGATTCTGGAGTTTCTACTACCAAACATTTAGTAACGATACCAGCACTTGCAATAAGTACAGTATCATTTACTCTAACACCGTGAGTAGTAGTTAACGCGTTACCGTCAATATCAGTAACAACTGTAAATGTACCGTTAGTATCACCAGCCGTAGCTACTGTACCTACGTAAGATAAATGTAATCTTCCTTGTTCAGACCATACAACTTGATCAGCTGTCATAGCCTCTTCAGCTCCTACTTGTGAAAGAAATCCTGAGATTGTTCTGTTTCCAAAAACCTCAGCTTCTTTCTCCATAAGATCTGGTAAATATTGTTGCGCCCAACCAGCGGTTGCTTGCGCAGTAAAATCAATGTAATTTGAAGCTAGTGTTTGTTGCTGTGGAGCTACAACACTATTCAAATTTTGTCCTGCAGTAATTGCCATAATTTTGTAATTTTAAATTTGTTATTTATTTTTGTTTTTAATTTTAAACTTAAAATCAGAAGAAGTTTCACCTAATACTTTATATTTCACACCACCCGCCTGTATCTCATTATGAGCTTGTCTCGGGTTCATGTTTATGTTTTTAGCTTTAGCAACGCTATTTTTCATAGCATCAGCTTTGCCTTGTTCATAAAAATGTTTTGCTATTGCATCAGCATTCATAGCTGTATAAAGAGATTTGTGATAACCCGCGGCATCTGACATTTCATTTTTTTCGTTCAAAAACTTTTTGACAAAATTATTAATATCGCTTTGAGTTTCTTTAACCTCATTAGCATTGTTAACTTTAAACCTAAACTTTTTATCTCCAACATTGTATTCAAAACCTTTGAATTTATCGTTAAAAACTTTATTAGTTTTATTTAAAAAAGTTCTAGTTTGTTTTTCTGTTAACTTTTTAGTCTCTTCTGACTCTTTGTTATATCTATTAAAGAAATCCATAGCTTTTTGTTGTTCAGGCGTAAGCTTTGAACCAGCTTTAATTTCTTCATAGTATCTAGACTTTTGCCCGTCTAAGTGGCTTTTAGCGCTGGCAACTTGCTCTTTTAACGCTAATTTTTTTCTTCGTATATCTTTTTCTTCATCAATTTCTTCATCATAAGAAAACGAGTCTTCCATAAGGAAGTTAATTTCTTCTGCATTTAAATGAGGTTTTGTTTGTCTATAATATTCATATAGTAAATCTTGATCGTCTAATTTACTATAATCTTGATTTAACTTAACATAATCATTTAAATCACCACCAGTTTCTTCCATAAAATCTACTAGCTTTTGTATGTTTTCTGGTAATGGTTTACCGGTAGCTTCAGCTTCAGCTATAGCTTCTTCAACTTTTTCTTCTACTTCAGCAACTTCTTGTTCAGTAGAGTCTTCAGTTATTTCTTCTAATACTGCTGTTTCTTCTTGTGTTTCGCTTTCCGGTTGTACTTCTTCTTGTTCTTGTGAGGGCTCGGTGTTTTCAGACTCTGCAACCACTCCGCTGTCGTCAGCGTTATTTTCTTTAGTTTCATTTTCTTCTGGTTTTGTTGGTTTACTTAAATCTACTTTAATCACACTATCGTCTCCAGCGCTTTTAAATTTAGATTCATCTATTTGAGGAGTTTCCTCTACAGGTGTTTGTTCTACCTGATCTTGTGTAATTTCTTCAACTACATTTTCTTTATTTTCTTCCATAATATAATATAATAATAATTAATAAATTTATCTAGGATCAAATCTACCTAAACCCATGTCTCGGCTAATTATATCATTACCTGATGACTCAAAGTTTTTAGGTGGTTGTCCAGACTTTCTTTGCTCTATTAACTCAGATTGTTGAGTTGCTTGCATTTTTGTTCTTTGATCTTTACGATCTTCTTTAATATTTTCTTTGTCAATATTTTCTTTTGAAGTAACTTGTTGCAACTGTTTATTAAGATCAAACTCATATTGCATTAATTCTTTTTTATGTTCTACTTCTTGTTTTAAATATTGAGATTTTAATTGTGCTTTAAGTTGTTCTAGTTGAGATTCATTTTGTGTTATAGCTTGATTTTTTTGAACTTCTGCTTGAGCTGCTGCTTGTTGAGTTTGAGCGTTTGCATCTGCTTGGGCTTTTATATTTTGCTGCGCTATTTCTTGATCTCTTTGTAGTTTTTTCTGTCTTCTTATTTTTAATACTTGATTTGCTAGCTTTACATTTTTTATTTCTCTAATATCTATAGCGTCTTCTAAATCTATACTTTGTTGTTGTAACGCCATTTGTATATTGTTTTCAAGTAATGCTTTTTGTTCTTCGTCTGGTGATAATTCTAAAAATATACCAAAATCATAAAGATATAAACTAGATATTTCTTCTAGCGTTGATGTATTATGAACACCTATAGCTTGTATAAAAGCTTCTTTAGTCGGAGAATATTCTAATATATCAGATATTCTAAGAGATAAACATTCACACGTTTCAGCTGTTAAAAATAAGCCGGCTTGTAATATATGTCTGGTTGCGGTATTTGAATTTGCAGCAGCAAGTTTTTGAACACCAACTAAAGCGTTTTTATCTGGCATGCTACCGTCTCTAGCTTCATTTAACCCGGTTACATCTCTTATCATTTGTAAATAATAATTATACGTACCAATTAAACTTTGCATTTTAGCCCCACCACTACCTGATTGTATTTCTTGTATTGGCACTTTGCCAGGATTCATATCACCGTCAGAAGTAAATGATCTACCAATAACAGAACCAGTTTGAAAGAACATATTTAAAGCTTCTTGTGGGTTATAGTTTGTTCCATTACCTAAATCTATTTCAGCTAAACCATCTGCATCTAAATAAACACCATCTGGTACCATACGTGATAACACTTGTTGTAATTTTAAATGTGTAAGCTGTATCATATCTGCAAAACCAGTTATTCTACTTACTAAAGATTCTATTTTACCATTATACATCCTAGGTGCTACAATAGAATAATTCATTTTTACTTTAGTAAAATCACTTTTAGGCCTCATCATATTTGAAGACATTTCCCATTTTAATAGTTTGTTAGTACCAACAATTAAAGCGCCCTCATATAAAGTTTCTATAGATCTTTGTAATTTAGAATAATTAAACTCTACATTTTCAGGTGGATTAAAAGAATCATCTTTTTCTATAATTTTCATTGATCCTGTTCCAGTTTCTTTTACTTTATAAACTTCATTCATATAAGTTTTATAATTAAAATATAAAACTTGAATAGTGTTATTGTCTTCTTTATCGTAAGAGTAAATTGTATTGTAATTAGACCTATGATAAGATTTACTTTTCATTATTTCTTCAAGATCACTTTCTGATAAATAAGGAAATTGTTTAGCTAGTTCATTTACTGGAATTAACTTAACTTCACCAACATAATATATATCGTCAAAATAAGGAGAGTCAGTGTAAGAATAAACAAGATTAGCTGGATCAACATAATCTATAGTAACACCTTCAGAAGTATTAAAAGAAGTTTTTACAGCGCCTATACCTAAAACAGTAAGATCATAATAAAATCTTTTTTTAATAAGCTCGTAATTATTTCCTTCCATCAAAACATTTAACGCTTGTTCTTCAGCAAGCTCAATACTTTGTTTATAAGTTAACTGCATATGCAGCATTAGCTCTTGCTCAGAACCAGGTATTTTTTCTGGATCAAACTCTGATATTTGCACTCCAAAAGCTTGTTCTGTAAAAGAATTTAATTCTTGCGTACGCATATCTGCTAATATAGATTCCATATAAGTAGTACGTTTATTAACGCCGTGAGGATCTTGAGAAAAAGCTTTTATATCATAAGTTCTTTCAGCTATACCATTAACCACAATATCTACAAACTTAGGTATAATAGGTACTGGCTTCCAGTCTAAATTTAAATAGGACAAATCACCATTTATAGATAACTCATCCTTATACTTTTGTATAGACTGCTCGCCTCTTGCATACAGTCTTAAATTATGAAAATTATTATGGTTAGTTCTATATCTATTATTATTTCTATTATCATTAAACCACTCTGTTTCTATAGCTTTTGCTACTTTTAAGCCATATTCATAGCTTAATTTTTCAGCGTCACTTACAGCTTGACTTGGAAAATAACTTTTAATGCCATACTCTGCCATATTGATTATTTGATTATTTGTGAATTAGTTCCAGTATTTTTATACTTGGAAATACTTATATTTAGTTTTGGTTTTTCAACCTTTACGTTTGGCGCGTACAAATGTCTATTATTAGCCATTATAGCTAAACCACTACTTATTGTTGCATCAAACTTTGTTCTTTTATTTATATCAAACTTAGCCCAGTCATTTAGTAATCTATTAAAATACAAGTCTCCAAAAGTACCGTCTTTTTTCATACCTACATGATCTTGTATATACATTTCAATTGCTGCTGCATGAGCTTGTTTTATGTCTTCACTTGAGTTTGGTATACCACCTACTTCTTTTTCTGCTACAGATAATTTGTTCCAAATTTTGTCTGGTCTATTCATACTAAATCCTCTGTAACCTCTACGTCTTAAATAATACAAAAGTCTAGGTTTATTATTCTCTGCTAGTATTGGCATACCATAAAAAATTAATGCCATTAAAACGTCTTCAAAAAATATTTCTGCCGTAGGTGGTCTTGATAAGTATTCTAAAAAGAAGCTATTCGCAGGAGCGTCCTCCATACTAAACCTGGTTAAGCCGTGTAATGCTCCTTTAGATCCTTCTCCATCTACGGTC